CTTTAGTTGTGATAAGATAAAGTCACCAATCCATACACCAGCGCCCGGGTCTTGTAGTAATATTTCTTCTGTCTTTTGTACATCAGCCCATATCAATACACGCTCACCTGATCCTTTTGGATCACGAACAATACGCAATATCTTGGACACTGGGTTAAATGTGTATGTAACATAACCACCGAACATTCTTGCTGCTAACTCAACATAACCTGCATAAAAGTCATATGTTGCCATACCACCTGCATAGTTATAGTTAAGCAAATAGGTATTTAGAATCGCACTACTAAACGGATCAAAACTGCTACTTGATGGTCCAGTTTCTAAACCAATTGTTCTACGGAAAATACTTCTTACACTGATAAACTCGGCAGGAAGAGTGTAAGTATCTACATTCTTTTCAATGGTCATTAGAATATAAGATTCTTCGGTGGCGGCCTGTGCCCTTTGACGATAGACCTTGATAGCGTAGTTGTACGCTGCCTCGTAATGTTGAGGATCCAATTCAATATCAATCATCCCGTCACCAAGACGATATCTAAGATTACTGAATAGTGCCTCTTTTAATTCTGATAAAGTTAACCCGGTTGGGGTTGAAAGAACAGAAGCGGTTGGATATGTTGACATAAGTGTTACCTAATAATACTATTTATCAGGTAACACTATGGTTCATGTATTACAAGTCGCCGTCTTTACGATTTTCACTGTAAAATGCGTCAAACTTTCCACCGGGATAGCGTGACTCTAACTTGCGTATATTCTCAGCAATCACTTCGTTGGGGTCAAGATTCAACGCACGACATGCATTTACCCAGTACCACATAATGTCACCGAGTTCACGTTTCATATGAAATACATTCTCGTCAGTCAATGCTTTACCCTGAAAAATGATCTTCTTGGGCACTTCAATAAATTCGCCGCTTTCTGCTGCTAATCCAAAACATGCAGTAATTAATAATGGAATATTAACATCAGGCCCATGCTTCATCTGATTGTCTGCTAGGTCTAGTTCATAGTTAGCATCTAATCGGTCTATCGTATCATGGAATGTAGTTAAGTCATTACTTGCTTGACTAGTAACGGCTTCTACAAACTCTTGGTATTTGTTTAAATCAATTTTCATGGGGTTGTTGCAGTGTCAATTGCAATGACACTTCCTAAAAAAAGCTGTAACCAGCCATTTGTGTTTTGTCCGCTAGAAAGCAAACTTAACCCGCTCAAAATATTGAGTCCGGCAACTGTATATCCAATCGTTTTACGGTTACGATCAAACCACATAAAAAATTTATCTGACATAATTAAAACGCTTTCAAAATAATCATATTTTCATTAAAGCGACCATTCGGCACTGCACCGACTGCTTTAATATCTTTAAAATACTTACGTGCCGCGGGCTTGCTTCCCATCACTTCTTTAAGTTGCTCACCGGGCTTACGTAATGTTTTCATCTCACTAGTATTTGCATCAAACCCTAGCAATGTGTTACCTTTAACACTAAACACTTTGCTATACTCATCCGCAATGTAGTGATGTAGCTTACGCTTACCTGTATCATAAACCCATGCTTCACTTGCCCCGTGAAGTTTTGTAGGATGAACACTTACTAAATCAAGTTTGCTAGCAACGTCCTTGAACAACTTCAAGTATTTCAGTTTAGCAACAATCTTTTCAACAGGGACTGCTTTACGTTTGCGCGGAGCCTTGCTTGCTTTCTTAATGCTGATATAGCTATTCAAGTCACCTAGCACACCCTCAATAAATTTCAGAATGTTACGAATCTGAATCTTGCCTAGAAACGCATATCCCTCTTTAAGAGACTCGTCTCCGTCACTTAGTCGCTGGAATTCATCTTGCTTACGTTTCCAGATTTCAACAATGATTGGGATATGTTGTGGCATGACATTGTATTTTGCAACAATATCAACTGTCTTTTCTGACGCTTTTCCCTTAGTAACAAAATCGTCAATCATCCCTTCCATTTCACCAGCGGCATCTCGTGCCTTTTCTTTTAGAATTTCCTGAATGTTGGGGCGTGTAGCAACCACTTCTTCTTTTACGATACTAGTGGAACTAGTTTTTACTTCGGTCTCTGATAGAGACTTAACCAGTCTTTTGATTTCATTTTGTAATGTCAATTCTTCATGCTCAGTCAATTCTAGACCGCGCATTGTCATACGTGCAACCCAGCACAATGTAATAATGAATTCGCTTTCATGGACCTTACGAACCTGTTTAGCCTCGTCTGTTCGCTTATTGTAATCTAGATATTGACATAATAGTTCTTTGGCATCTTTTTTGCTATAGAATCTACTATACCAAGTAAAACTTCTAGCAAGGGTCGAGAATCGTTCTTCGGTATCGGGTTGAATCGGGAAGAAGGGTTCTTCGCCCATGTACTTTGTATCAGCGTCCCGGGGATTGAGTGCTTTTACAAAATGATCATCTGTATGCTTGCGTGTAGCCATTAATTACTCCAAAATTTCAATTGAATACGTATTCTAACACAGAAATCATTTATTGTCAACCTTTAAATTCGCTTAAGGCCACTTGATGTTTCATGTACAAGTTGTGCATTGTTTCACAACATTTGGGTAACCTTATTCCCAAATTTTCTTTTATAGTTTCTGCTATATATTCATACCCAGATACATTATAGAAAAGGTCAGTGTTCATTTCAAATATAGCATCTTTATTAATTCTATAAGAATCTTTTTGGTTTTTGGGTATCAAATTCCAAAAGAATGTCGGGACTATATTAGAAAATCCTTCAATAGTGTAATATTCAGGTAATACTTTTTCTTTGTACCACGGACCATTTTTCATTCTATTTAATGCTAATGAGTTTTTTTCTGTGGGCAAAGATAAAACACAATAGATATTTTTGTTAAAATCTTTAAGGTAGTTTTGATATTTAGTTAAAGCATATTCATTAGAATGGGCGCAAAATATATAAGTTCCAGTACTATTAAGTATTTTGGTTGTAAACTTTTTTAGAATTTCAGGTTGTAGATTTTCTAAATCAGAAAAATGTGCTATGGCAGGTATTTTATTTTTTATTGAGTTTATATCAAAATAAAATTGATACGATTTCAGCATAACATCTACATATTCTTCATGTGAATTAATTGATGTAAGATTCGGTACTGCTGCTTTTGATTTCTTTGGAATATCGGTAAATCTAGGACTAAAACTTCGTTTCATACTTAACATATTTGCTAGATGATTTCCCCCGGTTCCGGGAGGGAAGATCAAAAATAGGTTCTTTTCAAGTTTCATCATAGATAGTATTTACGATAAATAAGTGATAGAGTAAATTAACTATGCCTAGATTAAGCCTTTGGCGTCCCAATAAAACGAACGATTACAACTTTTTTGATAAGATAATATCAGAACAGTTCACCGCAGGTTCCACAGATTTGTATGTACATAAGTATATGGGTCCCACAAATCAAGGTCCGTCTATTGATGCTACCCAACCTGAATATGATGTGTTAGCCCCGACTAATATACAAGATTTGTTATTTTTGGAAAATAGGGACAGATCATATGATCCAAATGTCTATCGTTTACGTGGTCATTATAATGTACAAAATTTGGATTTTGATTTAAGTCAGTTTGGATTGTTTTTAAACAACGATATCATTTTTATTACGGTTCACTATAATGATATGATTCAATTAGTTGGTAGAAAATTGATGGTCGGGGATGTAATTGAATTGCCTCATTTATTAGATTACAACCCATTAAAAGAAACCATACCAACTGCATTAAAACGTTTCATGCAGATTACCGATGCTAACTATGCTAGTGAAGGGTTTAGTCCAACTTGGTTCCCGCACTTGTGGCGTATTAAGTGTGAACCACTAGTGGATAGTGAAGAATTTAGTCAGATATTAAGTGCTCCAATTGACCAAGATACCTATCTTGGAATATGGGATAAAGATAAAACATATCCTGCAGGTTATGTTATTACGTTCGGTGATAAGAATTATACATCAATACAAGATGTTCCTGCAGGGATTATGCCACCTGATCCTGCATATTGGCAATTAGATACTGCGGACAATCTTAAAGATATTCTTGCTACTTACAATAAAAATATTGAAATCAACAATGCTGCCCTTGTTGAAGCAGAACGTCTTGTACCTAAAGCAGGTTACGATAGAAGTAATTTATATATTGTACCCACATACGGTGAATACTCAAGTAACGGTGTATTATCTAGGGCTATTAATAATCCTGCACCACCGGTTGGCGTTAATACTGACGGAGGAATACCTAACAATAATACAACCGGTACTGTTATGATGATAAGAAATCCCAATTTCAGAAATCCTAGCCCAGTACTTAAGATACCCAAAGCAGCAATAAAAACTATTTGGGATAGTACTGCGGATATGGCATATGAAAAGTTAGATATTTTCAATACAACTCACTTAGAAACAATAACATTAGCGCCAGAAAGAACAGATACTAATTCAGGTCCGGTTAGGGGTGACACAATCTTAACAGTAGTTTCTAGTGGAACAATAACAGGACCATACGGTACTGCTGATAATACATATGCTACTGCTGATGCTAACCCAGAGTTACCTAACTTCACAGGAACCATTAGTCAACAAATGGATTGGAGAGCAGATTGCGATCCAGCATTCCAATTCATCGCACGTAGTAGTCCAAGAACATTTGGTTATAGCACAGGTTATTTAGATGGATCGGGTGAAGCACCAAATGGATTCCCAACTGGAGCCGGTATAAGTTTCCCGCAAAATCCACAAGTTGGAGATTACTTCTTACGAATTGATTACTTCCCACAATTACTATATCGCTGGGATGGTAGAATGTGGGTTAGAATATCACAAAACGTTAGAACACCAACTGGTATGACAGCCGCAGATAAATCACAAATGTCTAGCTTCATTAATGACAGAGAACAAACAAAACTTACAGACGGTACATATGTACCTCAACGTCAGGCATTGTCAACTATCTTAGGGTTGACACCTGATCCGTTTCCACCAGTAGCATAAAGAGTATATAATGGCAGATTTTTTCTATGATAATCAGGTACGCAGATTCTTAATTCAATTTGCGAAAATATTCAGTAACTGGCAAGTTACTAAAGGTAAAGACCCTGCTGGCAATGAGATATTAGTTCGTGTTCCCGTCATGTATGGTGATAGTAGTAGACAAGCATCTACTATCATTGCTAATAATAGCGCAAGTAATTTACCAAGCGCACCATTAATAACATACTATATTACTGCATTAGAATATGATCAACGGAGAACACAAGACCCTACCTATATTGACAAAATAAACGTTCGCCAACGGTCTTATAATAGTGAAACACAAAGTTATGAAACTGTTCAAGGGCAAGCATTTACTGTTGAACGACTAATGCCAGTACCGTATACACTAAGGATTAGTGTTGATTTCTGGACTACAAACTATAATCAAAAGTTACAATTGATTGAGCAGTTAGGTACATTATTCAATCCTGCAATGGAAATACAAAGCACAGATAACTTCATTGATTGGACTAGTTTAAGTGTTGTATATCAAGACGGGTTAACTTTTAGTAGCCGTAGTATACCAGTTGGAACTGGTAATCCAATCGATGTTATGTCTTGGAAATTCTATATGCCTATATGGATTAGCACCGCTTCTAAACTTAAGAAAATGGGTGTTATTGAGAAAATCATTGCGTCTATATTCAAAGGTAATGCATTGACAGATATACAAGATGATGATTTATTATTGGGTACTAGACAAAAAATCACACCATATGGATATAAGATTTTGTTGCTAGGCAATACATTACAAATATTACCACAAGCAATGGCATTCAATCCAAGTAATGCTGATTTAAATTTACCTTCTAATCCCGACACAGATATCTATTGGGCTAGTGTATTAAATGTATACGGAACTATCAAACCTGGAATTAGTCAAATATGGTTGCAAAATCCATATATGGCCACTGATATTGTTGGTACTATTGTTCCTAACCCAAATGATGATAGATTATTAATCTATAACATTGACCCAGATACATTACCGCAAAATACATTAGACCCGGTTGATGGTGTAATAAATCCCCAATTAACAGGACCAAACGCAGGTTTACCTGGACCAGTTAACGGAGCTAGATATTTAATTGTTGACAACATAGGATCCCCGGGAGAAAGCACAGTTGCATGGGGTAACGTTGTTGCGTTTGCTAATGACATTATTGAATACAATGCCGGTACCGGAGAATGGTTTGTTAGTTTTGATAGTACTACAGCAACACCAACTACATTAGAATATGTAACAAACTTGACAACTAATGTTCAATATCGTTTTGTAGATGATACTTGGATGAAATCATACGAAGGATGGTATGATCAAGGGGATTATTCTATCGTCATCTAATACTGTGATAAATCATAGTATGAGCAATACATCCGCAGGCGTTTTCTTTTATAGTAGTAAAACAAATCGCTATCTATATCTATTACGCACAGATAATAAAAATCCAGGAAACTGGGGTATTCCAGGCGGAAAGATAGAAGATGATGAAACTCTCTTTGAGGGTATTGCTAGAGAATGCCAAGAAGAAATAGGATTGTTTCCAATTAATGCTAAACTAATACCTATACAGAAATTCATCAATCATACTTTTACATATCACACATTCTTTTGTGAAATTGCAGATGAGTTTGTTCCCATATTAAATGAAGAACATTGTGGTTATGCTTGGGTAGGTGATAATCAATATCCCAAACCATTACATCCCGGATTGTTTAGTACTGTAAATTTTGACGTTGTTCAGGATAAGTTAAAGACACTTACAAAAAAAGAGACCTAAGTCTCTTTTTTTATTTTAGTAATGTTGACACTGTATTGAATCCCATTGAGCCAATTATTACACCTGCTCCCATCATCATCCAGCGCCATTTTTCTAAAACTGAAATCTTTCCAGCTAATTCGCTATGTTCCTTAACATCTTGTTCACGCATAGTTTTCAACATTTGTCTAGTTTCTTCTGCGTTCTCATCTAGGGCATCACGAATTGACTTCAAATCCATTTTAAGATCACCAATTTTATCCTCGATGTTCTTAACTTGGACTTGAAGTACCGCAATTTCAGTTTCAGGTTGCATTTTAACGGCCTTACTTGATGCGGTTGCCATATTATGCGCTAGCAATAGTTACGATTGCGTAAGGTTGTCCACCAGTCGCATTTGCTGCTACTGCTGTGTTGAATGTTGCAAATACTGGAGCAGCATTTTGGAACACTATATTACCAGTAGCAATTGGTCCTGAAGTAGCAGTAAACAACTCACCAGTGTGGTCAGAAAGACTTTGTACTGTTTGTGTAGCACTATTAGCATATGTAGCAAGGATACGCATTGTGTTTGGAGTTAATGCTGTGTTTGCAAGATTTGCAGTATAGCATTGTGCTGTCAACCCACTTGTTGAACCTGTTACTAGATATTTTTGTTTGCCTTTTTGACGTACAATATAACCTGCCTCATCATTTGCATAGACGAATGCAGCATTGCTTGCTACAACATTTGCATTGGCTGTTAGTACAACACGATTCATAAGAGCATTAGCAGTTACTGACGCATTAGCGGTTACAGTTTTTACAGGTCCACCTTGACTAGTAGAAACGGTGAATGCTGCTGCGTTAGCAATAGTTTTAACAAAATATGTTGTCCCTGTAGTTAGACCGCCAAAATTTGCACTAAACTGTATTGGCATATCTGCTATAAGAGTTTGTGCATTGCCTGAAGTTCCGATAATGCTACCTATTACTGTAGTATTTGCAACAGCTACTGAAACATTACCGTGTGTAGCAGAAGCAAACCCAAGGCTAACATAATCAGTAGAACCGTTATTATTTGCAACAGCTATTTGAAGTGCTGCGCCAGTAGCTAAGTTAGCTAAATCAGTACCTACACCAACTACTACATTACTAGTATTAACTGCTAAAGGTGTGTATAATGTACCTGTACCATTAATACCAATAGCAACTTGTGCTAATACTTGTTTACCAATGATTGCTGTATTTCCACCAACTACGCTGTATGTGTTAGCATTAGTAGCAGGGAAACCTGCACCACCAACTGGGTTGTTAAAGTATGCATCAACAACATTAAATGAAGCACTAACTGATTGACCAGTTGTGTCTGTTAATGGTTGCATTATTTGTGGCTGTACACTTAACTGAGTCTGTGATACATCAAATGTAGTATTTGAGAGTATTGAATTTACATAATAAATTGTGTTAGCTGTTAAGCCACCAACAGTTGTAGCAACTATAAATGACATACCTTTAGCTACACCTACTGTAGGTGATGTAGTTAAATTTCCACCTGATATTGTGACGATACTGCCTGTTTCTGCTGTATCAGTGACTGTTAAGACTGCTTGAGCCTTTGCGATTTTTAGAGGGCGTCCCATTTGTTTCTCCTTGAAATATTAGTGAGTTCTAGTCACTACGCGGCGGGGACCGCATAAACTCGCCGAATGCGAATGTATTATATATTTATCTCAAGGAGCAAAAATTAGTAGTTTGGTACGCCAGATGGATTCTTGCCAACTGGATTAACGCCGGATGTACCTGTAACTGCATGCGGCATACCTAATTCTGTAATAGAGAATATACTATTAGCACCTGCTAATGACAAGTAAGAAACAATGTTTCCTTGTCCTACTGTGATACTATTGTTAGTAGAATTTGCTGGAATGACTTGACTATTAGCATTTGCTACTGTATAAGGAACTCCGTATGGGCTATATCTTGCTGTAGTATTTGCTATCGCCACTGAGGAATTTGCTGTTAGAGTTAAGCTAGTATTATTAGCAATTGCTTTAACGATGCCAGCTGAGTTTCCAGTAGTGTTACCAATCCAATAACCAATTCCTAATTCTGTTAGAAATAACGTTCCTACTCCGGTTACTGTAGTACTATTTGTAGCACATGTTAGATTTCCAGTTAATGCTACATTAGGGAAACTAGTAGTATATTGAATAGCTGCATTAGAAGTAGCTATTCTTACTTTATCGGTTGCAATATTTGCCGAAGCTGCCGGGGTTGCAATGTTTGCTGTATATGCGTATGTTGTCATTTTTATTATTCCTATATCTTATTTATTATTAAAGTCTGCCAACCGCTACTTCAATAATGCCTTCACCTTCAAAGTTTTCTAGTGATTTACCTATTACTGTTCCCATTAATGGAATTGTTGAAGGTCTAGCTAATCCGCCAACATCACTTATTAACAAGTCACCTTTACGAAAATTTCCACGTACTATACATGGTA